CGACACACCAAACACTGCATCAGTGATTAACGGACCAACCAATAGCTCAAACATGAACAATGCAGATCACCCCGCAGCGCAATTTTGCGAGGGATTGTCTATTGGTGGCTATTCTGACTGGTACTTGCCAGCGCTAAAGGAATTAGCAGTCTGTTATATCGGGCTCAAGCCGACAACCGCGAACAACAACACAAGTTCTGGCATCAACGACTATTCTGTTCCTAAGCGCACATCAAACTATACGACCACAAACCCAGGAAGAACTAGCGCGACAGACTTTCAAGATTCTAATTCCGAGGCTTTCGGCGCATCTGCTTATTGGTCAAGCACATCTGATGGAACATCTAACGCATTTATTATTACTTTCAGCAGCGGCGAAGAATTCAGCTTGCAGAAGAACGCAAGCAATTATTTGACAAGAGCTATCAGAAGGGTTGCCGTATGAAATGGTTAGTCGTTACGGAAGTCGATTACGACACAAAAGTACCCTGCACGATTGAGCCGCAAAGGACGGGGCCGTCAATGCCAGCAATCAAGGGATTGGCTTTGGACTGGGCAGACAAATCGACGTGGCCCGTTGAAATTGATGATAGCGGTGTTTACTTGCGCCCACCAAAATACTACGGAACTTGCGATGACGATGCCGACTTTAACACCCCAGGTATCTTAGAGGTCTTAACTCAATCGCAATGGCTTGCGAGAAAGCATGACGAGTTTTATGCACGTAAGCCTTTTGAATCGTGGCTATGGGAGTCCGAGTCCATGACATGGAACAGTCCTGTCCCTTATCCAAGCGATGGGCTAAACTACGTCTGGGACGAATCGACAGTGAGCTGGAAGCATGAGCCCTGAGCAAAAATCAGACATTATTTCCGAAGCGGCTAAAGCTGCTCCGCCCATTGCGATCACCACCGCTGTAACGGTTGGCGGTATGACGATCAACGAATGGGTTGCCATTGCCACGCTGATCTACATTGTGTTACAGTCCGGCTGGCTTGTCTGGAAGTGGTATCACGCGATAAAAGACAAGAAGAATGCGAGTTTATCCTCCGATAGTTAAAGTTGTTTGGGAGGATGCCGCTCACGACACGCTAGGCTGGGGTGAAAGCCTAGAGAAAGCCAAAGCGTTTCAAGTACCTGTCATTGTCAGCGTTGGATACTTAGTCGCTGAGAACGAAAAGGGCTTGAAGATTTGTCAGTCCATAACGGATGACGCTATTGCTCAGAGCCTGGTAATCCCTCGCAAGATGATTATCAGCATCGAGCGAAAGGCTTGGCAGTGCGTAAAAAGTCGGAAGATGAACACTTCATCGAAGTCTGGAAAGAGATAGGCAGCCCATCTAAGATTGCAGATCGCATAGGTCTTAGTGTTCGCAATGTTTATGAACGGCGAAGGGCAATCGAGAAAAAATACAACATCCTGCTGCCCACCAAAGACGCGCGTTTCACATTACCCGAAGATCGCAGACGAGCGACGTTAGAAGTCGAAGGCTATGTCCTTGTTTTCAGCGACGCTCACTTCATGCCTGGTGAGCCTAGCATCGGATTCAATGCGCTGCTAAAGCTCATCAAGACGCTCAAGCCTAAAGCAATCATCGCAAACGGCGATATTCTCGATGGTAACACCATATCAAGATACGGTCCTATGGATTGGGAGCCAGTCACTAGCTTGCGCGATGAGCTGGAGGCGGTGCAGTGGCATATGGATCAGATCGTTAAGGCTTGCAAGGGCTTGGGAACGTTTCTGCATCGCACTACGGGTAACCATGACATTCGTTTTGATCGAAAGCTAGCGGGCGCAGTTCCAGAGTACAAAGGCATTCAAGGCACGACACTTAAGGATCACTTGCCAGAGTGGTCCGTGAGTTGGTCAGTCATGGTTAACGACCTTTGCATGATAAAGCACAGGCTCCAACATGGCGGTATTCACTCTGGCTATAACAACGTCTTGAAAGCTGGCATATCAACTGTGAGCGGCCATACGCATCTGCTGGAGGTCAAAGGATGGGGCGACTATCGAGGCAGGCGTTATGGTGTGAGCACAGGAATGCTTGCAGACCCATGCGGTAACCAGTTTGCTTACACAGAGGACAACCCGCTGCCTTGGTGCTCAGGTTTTGCTGTGTTGCACTTTAGAGATGGTCTACTCTTGCCGCCGGAGCTCGTCGAGGTTATAGACGGCACAGCGTATTTTCGAGGAGAAGCCATTGGCTAACTTTGAACAAGCGTTTGACAAGATGATGGAGGACGAGGGCGGTTATGTTCTTCACGAAATTAAAGGTGACCGTGGCGGTCAAACCTATGCTGGCATTGCTCGCAAGATGCACCCAAAATGGGAGGGATGGCAGCATATCGACTACCAGGAAACACCTCCCACGCAATTAGTCCGCGACTTTTATAAAGAGAACTTTTGGAACAAGATCAAAGGCGATGAGCTTGAGCATGATTTGATTGCGAGCTCGCTTTTCAACTTTGCTGTTAACGCTGGCGTTTCGGTGGCAATCAAACTTGCTCAGATATGCGTCAAAACGGCTCCAGATGGTGTTATTGGTCATAAGACCGTATCAGCACTCAACCAAGCTAATCCAGAGCTATTTATCGCCCATTACGCGCTTGCAAAAATCGCTCGTTATAGAGACATCGTGACGCGAGACCGCGGCCAGATAAAGTTCTTGCTTGGCTGGATAAACAGGACGCTTAAGCTATGAATCTGCTCGGCATTTCTTCCATTGTTGATAGCGTCGGCAAGGTTATCGGAGACTTGCACACATCCGACAAAGAGCGCATGGAGCTTGAGCTCGAAGCCAAGCGTATCGACCAGGCGATTGACCTCGGGCAGATGGAAGTCAATAAGGTCGAAGCTGCAAACCAGAATATGTTTGTTGCTGGCTGGCGACCTGCTATCGGCTGGGTTGGCGCGGGTGCAATGTTCTATCAGTTTCTTGCTTATCCTTTGCTAGTCTGGGCTTGGACTTGGATGCAAGCGGAGCAAATTGTGCCGCAAGAGGTAAAGCCACCGCCTATGCTCGACACCGATGCTTTATGGGTAATTCTTAGCGGGATGCTTGGGATTGCTGGAATGAGGAGTTTCGAGAAGAGTCGCGGTGTAACGAAATAACCTTATCGCGCACCATTTGCCCGATATGCTCGCCATGTACTTTATCGATCTTCTCTAGCAGCTCTAAACGTCTGGCTTTAGGCGCTCGCAAGACCATAAGCGCCCAGTCATGAACGACAAAGGGCAACGCTTTTGTATACGCTGCCCTTATCTCCTCAACGTCTGAGTTTTTAACCTGCTTGATAAGGTTGATCCACGATTCCACGAATCGACCACTCCCGAAACGCCTTATGCTTTGCCATCGTGTCGGCACAATGTGTAGACGGTGGTTGCCATCCGTGTTCAACCCAGATTTGCTCCACAGGTCGGAATCGCTCTTTGCTAGCTTGGCTCGCTAGCAACTCTCGCCAATCAAAATGGGATGTCGCCATCATCATCGTCTACCTTCTTAGCTGGTCTGACTTGCTCGTCTTTCTGCTGAAACTTTAAGCCAAGATATTTCCCGTCGGAACCCTCGTTAGCCCATCCGCTGATCCAGTAATCAACGCCTGCAATGGTTGCAGACCCTCGATAATCGGGGTGCTGCTCCTTCTCTTTTTTTTTGTTCTTGCTAAGTGATCCTGTTAGTTCTTTTGGCATAGCTGCTGCTCCATTTGTTCGACCTCGGCCAGAAAGTTAGTAAGCTGAATTTCGATGATCTTGAAATCCTCTGGCTTTGGTTGATAGCGAATAACGAATAGTTGCAAGTGCTCTGGCAATCGTGGATCGAACGAGACAAAATCGCACCACTTGCGCCCAGTCACGAGCATTTGAGTAAGCATTTGAGACTTGTACTTTGCTGGCACCTCCTTGGCTAGTAAGTAATCAACATGGGTATTGCTATTCGGGCATTTGATCTCTAGCAAACCATCGTCAGCGAACCCGTCCGGCGATGCTCCAAGCCATTTTATAGACGGATGGACATGAAACCCTGTCTGCTCTACAAAAACGCCTGTATGGGCCTCATAGCAAGCCCTAGCGACGGGTTCTTGTTCGACACCCCATTGCATCGCTGCCGACTGGAACCCTTCGACGGGCAACCTCGTTAGTCTTTCCGTGACCAACTGAATCGCATAGTTGCGCCTGGTCGCAGTGTTTTGCTTTGCAATCGCATCGCTAGCCCTGCTCGCGGTAACGTGTCCAAGCCTAGCCTGGTACCACTCAATCGTTCGCTGATCCATGTGTGACCCCTATCGTTTCCTGATGCCGAGCTTTACAAGATCAAGCTCTGAATCCTTCATCTCATCGGTCCAGATCAATCCCTTTTCCAGCGCATAAGCCAGAATTTGCTCGACATAGTTAGTGAAAGATTCCGTGTTTAGCTCTGTTGTACTCGCCTCGACTTCTTTCAACTGGCCGTTCGGCAACTCGATCATCTCTGAGCCTAAGAATCGAGATTTAGCCCACTGATGCCAGATTTCCTGCGAATACCGGCCGCCGACCAGCTGCTCAGAGCAAGCAGTTAGCAAAGCCCAATAAAAGCGATTCTGAGCCGCTGTTCGAGGTGGTTTGATGATAGTTACCATCAGGCCCAATTCAGCGTCTTGTATGGCCTCTAAAGCCCTTACACGGTCGCTTTCAGTGGTGAGTATGATTCGCATTTCTGACATACCATTTGTGATTGAACCGAAAAGCACGTTTCGCGCCTTCCTCGAACTTGTTTTGTTTCTCTGAGTACATGGCCTCAAGCAGCCTACGCTTGAACTCACCAGCGTTCACGTCAAGCCACATCAGATAACCGTCGATGTCATCAGACATCAAAAAACGCATGGCTGATACTGCATCATCTTGCGGCGTGACTCGATTAGGAATTTTGCAAGCGTCATCGACAGCCAGCTCAATCACAGCCCAGAGCAATTTGCGACATCGTGCAGCCTGAATCCCGTCGATCAAATCTTCTTCGAATCGGTTTATGTTCATCAAGAGCACCTAAGGATTTCTAACGCCGAATCGGTCGAGCACGACTTGTAAGAGCCATTGCCCCAATGTGCGCTGCACCAAGACGTAGCCGAGCAAGCAAGAGACTTTTTGTCATGCTTACCAAAAGGGATGACGACGACATCACCGACCTGCACGTTGTCAAAAAATGGCTTGTAATATTGCAGCAGCGATCCTCGTTTTATTCTTTTAGACTTTTCAAATGCTTGATTTTGCACTCGCTCACCATTAGGCATGACGATTGCATACCCGCATTTTGTGGCTTCGAGCAACTTGATTGCTTGTTGAATGCTCATCTCAATAACTTTATTCACAATTCCTCCGGTAATAAAAAGCCCATGCGCCTTTGTCAGTCCTGCGCTTAAATAGTTTCGTTTTGTTTATAAGTCGGTTTGCTTCTAAGACCCTGATGATCTTGAGCACGTTTTGTGGTGTGCAATGAAACTTATCGGCTAGCTCTTGCAATGACTTCCAGTCATCAAGCTCGGCAAGATAAGCCTGCTGCGTCTTTGTCAGCGGCCTTGGCGCTGCCCTATTGATAAGCAACTTGCCAAACTGGGCGACTGCCTTTAGGAACTCATCGCGGCCAGAGATAAGCACACCTGATCGCTTTGCAGCATCGAGTATCTGCTGCTGGTTCATTTCTTAACCTCGGTCAGTTCTCGCTTGCGCTTGTCTTTAACTTCTTCGAGCTTCTTGATCATGTCGGGATCGTTTTTGCTCGCCTTGTAAGCGGCAGCGAATATCTGCTTCAAATCCTCGATAGACTCAGCCTTTGCTAACTTCGTGAGGTGGTCGCTATCAGATTCTGCGTCAGGTTCTACAGATTCTGCGCCCTCTGGCAAATCTTCGCCTGCGTAGATGTGCAAGCCGATCCCATGTAGGGCAATAGCCTTAGCCAAGCATCTTTGCATCGCCGTGTTGACCTGAAAAGCGTCAGGGTTAGCAATAGGCTGGTTGCGGTGATTCATTACCGGCAGCTGGGCAGTGCGAGAAACTCCAAAGGCTTTGACCTCGCAAAAGACCATCACCGTATCGTTCCACGTCTGATGCGGTTTGTATTCCCAGCTTGCAGCCGGATCGTGTTGCAACAGCGTATCTACCGCCCAGGCCCAAGATAGATATGAGAGGTTATTCTTCTTCTCTATCTTGTCCTTGACGTTAATCATCCTCAGTTCGTTGAATTTCATAGCATCCGCCTATCTGACAAAGAAAAACATTAGGACACCCAGAGCAATACCGAGAGCGGCGCACAGCAGCCACTCGACTATCGGATTCGGTTTCTCCAAGTTCGTCGTCCTGTTGTTCCAGCTGTTCTCGCTCATTTTTCTCTCGCTCCTTGTCGTGTTGGTAAAGTTGGTTATCGAGCCACCAGTCATAGTCCATGCTTGTGCTCGGTGTAGACGATCTTGCAAAAGTCGGTCTCGTTGTAGCAGTCGAAAGTAATCTCTGTTTTGAACGGCGGCACGTTATGCTCGTCGTAAAAGTATTGCTTTAGGATTTCGCAAAGCTGCTCTTTTGTAAGTACGATTTTCATCGTTGACTCCGTGTTTATTTGTTGGTGTAGACGTATCTTCTATCAATTCCCCGCGAAGGACTGTCATCGTGACGACAATCTCTGCCACTGATACCAAAAAGAAACGCCGTTCGTCGGTAAGTCCTACTCAGAGATCGCTAGCAGCACTGCGAGAGCGAGGTTATCTCTGCCAGATCGTCGAGCGATGGAATCCTCACGCTAGGATCAGGCAAGACCTATTCAACATTGGCGATATATTGGCGATCAGAGACAGCGAGACGCTGCTGGTGCAGACAACCACGCGAGGCAATGTGCAGGCAAGGGTCAAGAAGATTGCAGAGTGTGAGCACTTACCGGCTATCTTGAGGGCTGGCTGGAAGATAGAGGTTCACGGGTGGGGCAAGTTAAAAGAGGGTTGGACTTGCAAGGTTGTAGAGATGTGATACGATTGACTTGTTGTCGTCGAAGTCAACAATCTGAAGGCCACTTACTCATGCGTCTGCCCTCTTAACCGAGGGACTTCGACCAGGCGCAGCAGTAAGTGGCTTTTTTATTGCCTCTCGACAGCCGGACTCCACCCGTTAGCAGTGGGCCTGCATGGGCTGCTTGGAGTAATACACCGGAACTTGGACACCCTAAGGCACTTCCGACCCAGACTGTCAGTGAGGTACTGGGCGTAGACCTATCTACAGGGGTGGTAGACATGAGATAGGTCGGAGCGAATCGCTGGCTTCGGCTACGCTAGGCAGGGTATATCTAGAAATGATTCCTGATGGGCGAAGGTGGTGCTTCCACCCTATGGGGATACTATACGCAGATATAAGCCGATGATAAATAAGAAGAAAGTTTTGGCAAAATCTGGACGCAAGATATAAAATTGATGTTATAGTTTTGCAGCATAGGCTAGGGTAGCTCCCGAAAAGCAGAATTGTCACCTGCCTGCCTTTTGCTTCTTCAGTGACAGCGACCTTTGACTAGAGGTGATTATGGCGAAGTCTTATCGCAGCCAATATCTCGATCCGAGATGGCAAAAAAAACGTTTGGAAGTTATGCAAGAAAGGCATTTCACTTGTGAAATCTGCTATGCAAAGGATCAAACGCTTAATGTTCATCATAAGCAATACATCTCAAATAAAGACGTTTGGGATTACGAAAATTGCCAGTTAAGCGTTATTTGTCAGGACTGTCATAAGCAACTGCATGAACAACCAGACTTCATTAATGAGGTAATTTCACGAATACCTCAAGAACCAGGTTTTCGGTCAGACGCTGCTTTTATTCTTGCCGGTTATTTTGGCATGGACGTTAATCACTTAATTAAAAGTTCAAACGACAAACTGGCTTATAGGATTGGTGAACAAAGCAGGGAACTTCAGCACATTTCACATGCTTTCTATGTTGAAAGAAAGCGGGAGGCAGAATAATGAAAAGGCCTTCTTTCCAGTTCTATCCAGCAGACTGGTTGCGAGATACCGCGCTCAGATCATGTTCAACCGGAGCTCGTGGGCTTTGGATAGACATGATTTGCTACATGCACGAAGGTAATCCTTATGGACACCTTAAGGTTGGTGAGAAGGTTATCCTTCCAGATAACCTTGCTCGCATGGTTGGGGAAAACCTAGAGGTTGTTCAAGGTTGGTTAGCCGAACTAAAGATTGCAGGAGTCTACGATATAGCCGATGATGGGTCTATCTGCTCTCGGCGCATGATTAGAGACGAAAAACTTAGAGAAATCAGGGCTTTAGGCGGAAAAAAGGGTGGTAATCCAGCCCTTATGGTTAGCAATAAGGTTAACCTTGAGGATAACCTAGAGGTTAATGACGAGGTTAAACAAAAATCAACCCCTTCATCTTCTTCTTCTTCTTCATCTTCAAATAAAGTAGATAGTATTACCGTTCAGAGGCCTGAAGGCGTTTCTGAGACGCTTTGGAAATCTTACAAAGCATTACGCAATCAAAAGAAAGCTCCTCTTACCGTCATTGCATTTGATGGTATTAAGCGAGAGGCTGAGCTGGCTAAGGTAAGTATTGCTGACGCATTGCGTATCTCTTGCGAGCGAGGATGGACAGGCTTTAAGGCTGAATGGCTAGAAAAAGATAGAAAGCCAATCCCAACAAGCAACCTCGACGCAGCCGCTGGCAGAGGTGGCATATGATGGGCCACGAATTTGTTAGCTCTCAGCTAATTGCAGGAAAACCCCCACGAGCCGTTTTTCTCGACCTTGAAGGCAAGCCAGACCCACACGAGCTTTATCCCGTGGTCATCGTTGCCAAGCACGACTTTGATTTCCGCTTTGTGCGCTCTTTGCGAGTCTTTGTCTCAGGCATTGACTCGGAAGCGGTTTACAAGATTGTGCAAGCTGTCTTGCGATTTAGTCCTGCGCGGGTGATTGCGAACTACCTAGAGACCTCACCGGCCATCGTCTGGGATTCGGAGGTCGACGCATGAAC